GGATTTAAATTCAAATCAATTGATTCTTTATTAAGTCAAGAAAAGAAAAAGTCAATTACTTTTAACCAATCCCCAGATTCAAGAGGAGATAATATACCTGCAGGTTATGATGTAAAGGCTTTAGAATATTCAAAAGATAATAGTGTTGATGTTAAAGAAAAATTAAAAATGGGAGCATTCTCGACCCGCACAATTTTATTTGATCCATTCAATTGTTACTATGAAGTTATCACGCCAAATGCAAAGGAAAAAGAAAAAAATTTGAAACTTGGTGGAAAAGAACTACCATTCTTAAATCCTGAATTTAATAAGGAAGAAAAGAATAAAGATTTCTCAAGAACAACATATATGCTAATTGATAAGGGATCGCTTCCTTCTGGAAATACTTCGCAGCAAATAGAAAAATCAAAGGAGCAAAATTTTGATCCAAAGAAGATCTTAAATCAATCAATTATGAGGTATAACCAATTATTTTCTGCTAAAAGCACAGTCACACTACCTGGAGACTTTTCATTACACGCAGGAGATGTTGTTCTTATTGATGCGAAACAACTTGCTGAGGCAGATGAAGAAATAAACAAGGAATATGGAGGTCTATATATTATAGCAGATTTATGTCACTATATTTCCACAAAAGAAACTTATACTAAACTTAATTTGGTAAGAGATTCATTTGGTAGAATTGGTAATCACACATCTGGGAAAATACCATTATGAGTAATAGGACTCTTCAACAACACATAGATGATGATAGGAATGAACTGGATAATTCAGATACAAATAGCCAAAGACGCCGCCATTTGGAAGATGAATTAACTTCATTAGAAAAATATCAAAAAAATCGTCCAGAAGATAGTAAAGATCCATCATCATTAGAATTATTTTGTGATAGTAATCCAGATGCGGCAGAATGTAGAATTTATGAAGATTGATAAGTAATGGAAGGAACTGCATTATTTAATTCAGGATTTTTAGGAGCATCATTTAATTGGTGGGTTGGCCAGATTGCTGACGATTCCACCTGGCGTGATAATATGCTGGCAGGAAAACATCAGGGTAAAGATGAGGTTCCTGGTTGGGGTCGTAGATACAAAGTTAGAATTATTGGCCTTCACGATAAAGAAGAAGAAACAATTCCTTCGGACCAACTTCCTTGGGCACAAATCATGTACCCCATCACTGCTGGTGGTGGTCAAACAAATGCAAGCGAAACTCCAAGTTTAAGACAAGGTAATTTTGTATTTGGATTTTTTCTTGACGGGCAGGATCAGCAAGTTCCTGTAATTATGGGAATACTTGGAAATAATTCTCAGACTGCACTTGCAACAAAGATTGGAACAACAAAACAAAACTTTTCTGCAACAAGTGGATATGCAGAAGGAAAAGAACCTCCACAACAACAAGCAAAACCAAAAGTTCCTGATACTGGATTAACCACAAAAAAACCAGCAACTCCAGAACAATCTGCAGAATGTGCTCCTGCTCCTCCTGGTGTTAAGGTTAATGAATTTGGTCTTCGTCCAGATTTGCCTTTAAGTAAAGTACAATTTGCGGACCAACAAAGTGGATTGCGAGAAGCAGAAGCAAGAGGATTGACAGGACCAAATAAAGCTGCATTTGTTCAACAAGCAGTTGCGAAAGGAATTAAAGATCGTTGTAAGTTTGCAAATTCTCCACAATCTGGAGCAGCACCAGGAGCAACAATTGAACAACCAGATAATCCACATATCGTAACTGCGGGTGATGTAAAAAGGCAAGAGTATTATACTAAAAAAATTGTATTAGTCAATCCTTGTGATATGACGGGATCAGCATTAAAGGCAATCAAGACAGTTATTGAAAATCTTACAAAAGATATTAATAAGTATTTGGCAGCAGCACAAAGTTATATTGATGCGGTTTCAAGTACAGTATCATCTCTTAAAGATATAGTAGCAAATGCTGCTTGTCAAATTGCAAAATATATGAAGATTATTTTTGATAAGATCTTTGAGTATGTTTTGAAGAAAATCAATAAGGCATTAGCACCAACTGTTGATTTATTGTATCCAAATCAAAGACATAAGTATAGCGATCTTAAAGAAATTATTAATCAAATTCTTAATGCAGTATACAGCAAAATTACTAATGGTCTTTGTGGTCAAATACAAGGATTTTTGGATAAAGTTCTTGATAAAAGTAAATCAAGAGAAGTTGATCCAGATGAAGAAGATGGTGATGATGGCGGCACTCGTTCAACTGTTCCGACAAATGGCACTACTACAACCACTCCTATTTGTTCTGTAGAAGAATTAAGTGGAAATATTATCGGACAAAATATGAATGAGATGAATAAATCTGTTGATACTATTCTGGATAATATTAATAATTTTCTCTCCGATATCCAGTCCGAATTGTCAGAAATTTCTGGTGCGATCAATAATGTTGGATCTATAATTGGAGGAATTAATGGAAGTATTACTTCTGCACTCAGTTTTGCAAATATTGTCTTAAATATATTTCCAAGCGATTTAAAACCAAATTGTGCAGTATCAGATCAATATTCTATAGCTACTGGTGGTGGTGCTACTGAACAACCACAATTACCAAGACCTGCTGAAGTAGATAAAGCAGCACAAAAACCTGCACCATCAACCGCAACAGCATCAGTACCATTTAAGGAACCTTCAAAAGCACAGGCTGATGTTGATTTTAGTGACAAACCATCTACAGCTGTTGAAAGAACACAGGTCGGTACAAATCAAACTCCTGGGTTTGAAAGGTTCTAATTGAAGAATAAATATCATTAACAAGAAAAAGATATGCCGAATAATTTATTTGGACCACCATCAAAAAATGATATTAGAGTAGGATATATTTCTACTGATACTGGATATGTTACGGGTGTGACTATTTGTGAGGCAAATTCTTATGCTCAGCAAAATCCAGGAACAACATTCATTTTTAGAAATGGCAATAACAATATTAAGTATTTGAATATTAATGAGGTCAATAAACTAACTCCAGAAAGTCTTGTTTCCACTGCAAATAGTTGTGGTGGACCCCAAACAGTTGTAGAATGTGGTGTTCCTACAATTGATTTTTCTGGTGGTGGTGGTATTGGAGCATTAGGAAATGCTGTTGTTGGTATTGATGGTGCAATACTTGCAGTAGATGTTATAGAAGGTGGATTTGGATATCAGTACGAACCGTTTGTGAGTGCCAAAGATGTTTGCCAAATTGGTAATGGTGTAGTACTCACTGCTGTTCTTGGTGAAACTACTGAAACGCTGGAAACATATGATAATGAAGCAGACTTTGAAGAGTATGAAATATGTCCCGATACAACTGTTGGTTATGGTAGGAATTGGGGCCCAAATGGAGAAGATTTGGGTCCTTGGAATCCAAAAACTTACACAGAGGTAACCGAAGATCCAATTCAAAAAGAAATTGAAGAATATCAAAAAGCAATTACTTTAGGAAAAAATCCATTTTGGACGACAAGAAAGAATACTCCAAAAAGAATTAGATCATTAAGCCAATCATTTAGAAAGTATGATGTAACTGATGAACCATACTTAAACAATAGAATTGCAGAAGGAGCAAAAAATCCTGTTGCATGGAATGAATTTATGAATTCCTATGCAGTCTCTCCTGTTTCTCCATCAAATGTTCCTGGAACTGATTTTGCAGGAAGAGTATTTACGTTTGAATGGGAAGATGAGTTTCCTCGTGATGGAGAATATATTTTTAGAGGACTGTGTGATAATAAAGCAACACTATATCTTGATGGATTAAAATTCTTTGATCTTGGCAATTTTAATGAGGCAGTAAATCCACAAAGAAAAACTTTACCAGCAGGGGTTCATAAAATTAGAGTTGATTTGGAAAATTACCCCATTTATGAAACAATTACTAATCAACCTGCAGCATCTAAAACAGTTGATGTTGATTTTAATATCTCTGTTGCAGGTGGGTTTCCAAATAAATTTGAAATTCCTGATTTGGGAATATCTGTATCAAAGGTA